GATTTATTTGAAGATGAAAAGAAAGAATACTATATCCAAAAAGAACAAGATGAATTTGAAAGCTTTAAAGCAAGAAGATTAAGGTTTGCTAACAGTTACAATAAGAAATTTAAAGGAGATGATTAAAAAGACATTAGAAGAATTAAAAGTTATCATCTCAGCTGAAACGAGTAAGTTCATCAATGCATTGAAAAATGCAACAAATGAAGCTAAAACATCAGCAAGTAGTATTGAAAGTTCTACTGGAAGAATTAGCAGAGCCGTAAGTGGTATTAAATCCATGGTTGCTAAAGTAGCTGCAGGATTTGGCTTATACAAATTAGGGAAAGAAGCTATAGAGGTTGCTTCAAATATTACAGAAGTACAAAACGTAGTCGATACAGCTTTTGGCGATATGGCATGGAAAGCCGAGCGGTTTGCTAAAAATTCAATTCAACAGTTTGGTATGAGTGAACTCTCAGCTAAAAAGACAGCTTCAACCTATATGGCCATGGCTTCAGGTATGGGGTTAGGTCAAGAAAAAGCAAATGATATGGCAATAACATTAGCTGGTCTATCAGGTGATGTTGCTTCCTTTTATAACATTTCTCAAGAATTAGCTGATATAAAATTAAAGTCAGTGTTTACTGGTGAAACTGAAACATTAAAAGATTTAGGTATTGTCATGACACAAACAAACTTACAATCCTATGCTTTAAGTCAAGGAATCAGCAAGAATGTAAGTGATATGTCACAAGCTGAATTAACCACTTTGAGATACAATTTTGTATTGAATCAATTATCAATGGCTCAAGGTGATTTCGCTAAAACAAGTGGAACTTGGGCTAACCAAGTCCGTATTTTACAAGAGCAATTTAAACAATTACTAGGAATTATTGGTAACGGATTAATTGCAGCTTTAACTCCAGTGATTCAAGTGATCAATATGATCATTGGAAAACTAATTACATTAGCAAATGTAATCGCAGGAGTTTTTGGTAAATTATTTGGTAAAAAGAGTGGAGCTAAACAAGCAAGTGCAGGATTTAGTTCGGCAAGTGATTCAGCAAAAAAAGCGACTGCTTCAACTGGTGGTTTAAACAAAGCTTTAAAAGGTACTGAAGGTCAAGCTAAGAAAACAGCTAAGGCTTTAGGTTCATTAGCATCATTTGATGAAATCAATACAATCAGCGCAAGTGATTCATCAGGTTCAGGAGGCTCAGGTGGAAGCGGAGCTGGAGGAGTTGGTGGCGGAGGCTATGATATTGGCTCTATTGATTGGGATAATGCTTTTGGAGAGCCTGATACAAGTGGTGTTGATAAAGCAGTAGACAAAGTACTCAAGAAATTAAACTCAATTAAAGATTGGCTTAAGCAAAATAAACCAATCATTCTTTCATTAATTGCAGGTATTGTTGCAGGCTTTTTAGCTTTTGAAACAATAAAAAACTGGGAAAACATTACACTTGCAATCAGCACAATCAAATTAGCACTAAAAGAATTATTAGAGACATTTATTACTTTATACAATTATCCAAACCTTGTTTCTTTAGCATTTACTGGTATGAGTGCGACGATGTTAGTAGTTGTTGCTCTAATAGCTTCTGTTACTGCATCACTCGTATATCTTTATGAAACAAATGATAGTTTTAGACAATTAGTAAATGATTCTATTAGTGAATTAACAGGTATATTAGATAATTTTTATAAAAGTATTTTAGTGCCAATATTTAATTTCCTATTGGATCTATTCAATACTATTATTGTTCCTATAGCAACGTTCCTTGCTAAAACATTTGTCAAAGCAGTAGAGGCGGTATTTACAATTGCCTTATCGCTTTGGAAAAATGTACTAGCTCCATTAGCAAACTTCCTAGTAAGCGTATTATCAATTGCATTATCAGGAATATTAGAAGTATGGAATACATGGAAACCAGGTATCCAAGCTATAGGTGATGCTATTAATTGGGTATGGGATAATGTGTTATCACCATTAGTTGATTTTATCGTTGGATCGTTCAGTGATACATTCAAATCATGGGGAGATTTAATCAATGAATTAATTCCTAATGTTATTGAAATGTTCCAAGGCTTAACTGATTTCTTTGTTGGTGTGTTCACTGGTGACGAAAAACGTTGTTGGGAAGGCATTAGAAAAATCTTTGAAGGATTTGCTAATTTCTTAAAAGTAGGTTTTACGAATGATTGGACAAAAGCATTCGGATTATTAGGTGTACCTCTTAATGCATTTTGCTCTACAGTAACAGCTATCTGGAACACAATAAAAGGTGTGTTAAGTGGTATCATTGACTTTGTTGGTGGAGTTTTTACTGGGAACTGGGCAAGAGCATGGAATGGTGTTAAGAATATCTTTAGCAATATAGTTAGTGGTTTTGCTGGAATATTTAAAGCGCCTATTAATGCAATCATTAGTGGAATCAACAGTTTTATCGGTGGATTAAATAAAATTAAAATTCCTAATTGGGTTCCAGGTATCGGTGGAAAAGGATTTAATATTTCAAAAATTCCAAAATTGGCTGAAGGTGCAGTTGTTTCAAAAGCAACTCCTGCAATCTTTGGGGAAGCAGGAACCGAAGCGGTAATTCCTTTGCAAAGAAATACAAAGGGTCTAGATTTAATCGCTCAAAAAATTTCTGAAAGATTACCACAAGGAGATAGTAGTAATGGTGGAACATATATTATCAATTTAGTTTTAGAAAATGGTAAAGTTTTAACTAGAATGGTGATTGATAATATCAAAGAATATGAAGCGCAAACTGGTAAGCCAGTATTTGATTATTAAGGAGGTGTAGGAAAATGGCTGATGAAGCAAGAATAAAAGCAAATGGTGTATTATTGCCTACACCTTCTGATATTAGTGTTGAAATACAAGATTTAGACGGAGATAGTGTAAGACCTATCGCTACAGGTGTTTTAAGAAGAAATAGAATCAGATCTAATATGTTAAAAGTAACATTGACATGGAATTTAAAGACATTTGTTGATGTCGTGAGTATTTTAAATGCTGTTACTCCTACTGAATTCAATGTTGAGTTGTATATTCCTGATCATGGAATTAGGGGCACGAAGAAGATGTATGCCGGAAATAAAAAATATAATTATATAAGAACAAAGACGGGATTAAAAGTTCAGTCTTTTTCTTTTGCTTTGATTGAGGTGTAGAAAATGTTTATAAAATATGGAGATTTAGATGTAACACATAGACTTATAGAGTATAAATCATCAGTTGCTTTTGCTGATGGCTATATTATTGGAAATGTACCTACTATGCAGTTAAATCTTAAATTTGATAACTATGACGGTATTCTTGATGATCTTGACACTGATACATATTGGGAAGTGCAAGAAAATGAAAATTGTGAAGTAAGATATTTTAAGGTTTATGACCAACCCGAAAAATATACAAAGTCATTAAGTTTAAAATTATATGATAACAATTATGAATTGGATGCTCCATATACAACTCAATTATCTTATCCAGTAACGGTTAAAGACCAGTTAGATGAAATAGAAACGCTGACTGGTCTTTCTATTATAAGGACCAATATTCCTGCGTATATCTTAGAAAAAGAAGTTTCCTGGTACGATAACACCATTGTTATTAGAAATTACTTAGGATGGATTGCTGAGCTTTTCGGAGCAAATGTATTTGCAAGCGGTAAAGGCTCACTTGAATTTGTTCAAGTGACTAAGGATGCGTTCGCTAAAACTGATACGTTAACAAACTATGAAAAAAATGAATTGTACTGCGTGTCTAGAATTTATTATGAAAATGGCTTAAACCCTTTAGAAAAAGGGGATACAGCGGGTAATACCATATTTCTAGATTCTAATAATTTATACTTAACAGATGAACAAAATTTGATTGATAAACTATATGATCAATTAAATGGATTAACATTTTATTCAACAAAAAGCATATCAATGATTTCAATAGATAACTTGTTACCAGGATGTTTAGTAAATTATAATGATGAATTCAATTTTATGGTTACTGATTTGTCTATCACATATAAAGGTGGAGAATTTTCTATAAGTGAAGTTGATGGAAATACTCCAACAAAAAACGAAGAACGTGTTATTAAGAAAATTACCAATTCAACAAGAATTAGAAAATTACAGATATCTCAGGACCAAGAAAAATTAAAATTAGATATTGTTGCTAAAGA